GGCGACATCGGCGTCGACGCCGCCAACCGCGGAGACGTAGATCGATTTTGCCGCGACAGTAACGCCGGCGATCGTTGCTGGCGAAGCAGAATCATTCTGCACCGAGAACGCATCGAGGATGCCCGCAACGGACAACACCGCTCCCTGGACCGCCTGAATGGTGCTTCGCCCGTTTTTTGCCACCGATTCCATGCGGCGCGTGGCGAATTCGGCCCTGGTTTCGGTCAGATTTCCGAGCACGCCGTCAGTCGGGTTGTTGATGCTGTCCCACCCTGGAATCGCGCGCGCGATCTTGGTCAGCGTGCCGGCGGGGCAGGGGATTGGCCCTACCGCGTTGCAGGCGAATGTCAGAGTGACGCTGCCTGTGTTGTCGATAAAACCGCCGTCGATGCAGGTATAGATATTCCCGTCCGAGGCCTGCGCCAGTGACCCTGCTGGTATCGGCAGGCCTTGCCCTCCGGTGCAGACTGCCTGAACTACAGTTGGCTGCGACGAATTGCGTTGCAGGAAGTAGATCGCCGCCAGCGCGTCCTGCCATCGCCCGGTAGCGAAGTCCGGGTTGAACTGGTTCGACATGTTCACGAACGTGTCGTTCACGTTGCCGACGATTGCCGACGTGCTGGTGGCGAGCTGGCCCTGCGGGGTCGATAGCGACGGATCGAGGCCGCCGCCGAAAGCCGCGTCGTAGTCCTGCTGGACGCCCGCCAGAACAGCAGCCTCACTCGGCGCCACCGGGCCGGTCGGTGTGAATGCGATCGGAGGAACGTTTGTCATTCAGAATGTCGCCGCCGTTGTCGTCCCGCTCGAATCCGTGACCTGCACCTGGCCCTTCACGTTTCGATCGACGATCGAGGTGATGAAGACGGCTGCACTTGCGACGCCCGGCACCGTCAGGGCGACGGCCGCGAACGTGGCTTTCATCAGCGGCACATTCGGTTGTGCGGAGAGAATCTGGTTTTTGCCGTTGGCAGTCAGGTACGGCACGCCGATTTGCGTATTGTACCATTGCTCGCCGAGGAACATCCGGATTGCGCTCGCAGCGTTTTGCGCCAGCGCGTAGGGGTTGGTGGCGGCCGCAATGTTGCCGGAGGCGTCTTTGACCAAATCCCAGGTCGCTGGATCGAGCAACATTGTCTTCATGGCAACGCCGGCCCCGTGTTGCCGCCACCGGATTGAGCGTGGTGATGGCCTTTGCCGCTGATGCCATTGAACACGACATCGGTGTCACCCGTCACCGTGCCCGATGTGTGGATATTTCCCGCATACGTCCCGCCGGTGTCGCTCTCGATCGCGCCAGCCAGCTGCAGGTTGTTTTCGATGATGACATTGCCGGTGAACTTCCAGCCGCTCGCGTCGGACGAGAGCACGTTGCCGTGCTTGGCCGTGATGTTGATTCCGTCGGTCGTCCACTTGATCCATTGCGCCGGCGCTGTGCCATTGAGGCCCGGCACGCTGAACAGATAGATGCCATCCGACGGGCTGAACTTGCGCAAGCTGCCCGGATTGGCGATCGCCTGAGTGCTCTTGACCGAAGAGATATCCCGGTCGGAGATACACATGATGCCGAGGTCACCGACCGCCGGATCCGTCATGAAGGCGTTCGTGCCACCCATCGCAAAGACGTAGGGAATTCCGGAGATCGTGCCGTGCGGCGTCGCGTTGTTCTGGCCGTCAAGCTGGTTGACCGCGATCTGGACGTCCACCGTCTTTTTGTTGGTATCTACCGCCATCACCTTGACGATCTTGTTCGTCGACACGCGGGCGAGGGCCTGCGCGATCGCGAAGGCGTGGGGATTGAAGCCGCCGACCGAGTCCGATGGATCTTGCTGGCCGTAGCCCTTGGTGGCGTCGTCAGCCATCGTCACGCCACCGGGGTCGGGAATTTCGGATTGTAGCAAAGCACCGTCGAGAACCACTGGCCGTCCGGCGTTTCGGACTGCAGATGGTGGCCCAGGCCGTAGACCGCCCAAGTCCCGCACGCGGCCTGCAGGCTGCTCTGCACCTGGATCTTGCCGCCGAAGCCGATCGACGGGTTGTAGAGCGTCTCGACCATGATGCCGTAGGCGGTATAAGTCGGATAACCCTTCATTCCGGTTTGCGGAGACACCAGCGGCACCTGGCCGTCGCGCGCACCGTTCTTCGGCCAGATCGCCAGCGTGCCGCCTTCGCCATGGTTCCAGAATATCCCGGCAGCATCGACGCAGGCCTGCGCTTGCGTCTTGGTCGACCCGGAGAAATAGGCATTCGACAATGAACCGGTGACGCCGGAATTCTCGAACTTCAATCCAAGCTGGGTCGCAAACCCGCTCATCATGGTGGCGATGTCGGCCGAACCGGGGAAAGACGATGCCTTGGCGGGGATGACGGCCTGCGGCGCTAGTGTGTGCGCCGAAAGATGAAACGAGACATCCGGCGAGGCATTGAAATCGCCGAACGCCGCCAGAATGTAGCCGGTGAATACGGTGGCCATCCCGGACTGGTCGTCGCCGGCCTCGAGCACGATCGCGTTCTTCGGCACCAGATTGATCTGCATGCCTAGCGTCGACAGGCGGTTGATGGTCGATAGCGACAGCCCGTAAACCGTCAGATCGAGCGTGCCGTCCGATGGCCCGCCGGCGTGAAGGATCTCGGCCGACATCCGCAAGTTCTCGATGACGACGCTATCGGCGCCGCCGGAATTCTGGAACGTCTGCGCCTGGCCCTCGATCGCCGCCAGCGTGATCGTGGCGCGGAGCTTGCGTTGAACCAGCGCCATCAGCCCGTCACCAGCAGGTCCGCGGCCTCGAGGTAAACGAACTGGTACCGCGAGCCGAGGCCGGTAAAGTCCGGGTCGTTCGAGCCCTGCGTGTCGAAAAAGACGAGATCGCCGATGAAGCCGAGATAGGCGTAGCGCACGATGCGGTTCGCCTGCTGCGCGATGACGCCATTAAGGATCGGTACGGCGCCGATCGCGAGGTCAACATAGAGGCCAAAGAATTTCTGATAGACGTTGATGCGGCAATTCTGGTTGGCGAGCAGCGCCGTCAGCGTCTGGTTCGGCACGGCCTTGAGCGGGATGATTTGCATCAGGGTAGCGCCTGCGAAAGATCGAACTGGCCTGGCGCCGCCGGGGTCGTCTGCACGGTTCCGTCGCTGACCTGAGGGGAAGCGCTGGGCGACTGTGGCTGACTGATCTGCGATCCCGGGATGACTGAAATCTGCGTCGTGGTGCCCGAGCCGCTCGAGGCGCCGGTGGTCTGCTGCTGGTTGTTGGCGAACTGCTGGGTCGCGGTGACCCGGATCTGCTGGCAATAGACGTCGATCACCACCAGGCCGGCGCCGTTATGCGAGGTCCGGCGGATCGACTGATGGACCGGATTGATGCTGGTGTAGGTCTTTTCGGGCGTGACGGCGTCGAAGGTATCGGTCGAGCCGATGATCGCGTCGACGGAATCGATCAATTCCTGCCGTTTGGCTACCGACCCGCCGGCCGAGAACTGCAGACGGACGTCGTACGGCACCTGCACCTTGTTGTAGCTCTCGAAGGCGCCTTCCTCGATCGGGTAGTTCGAAATCCGGAAATCCTGCCGGAAGTCGAACGAAATCACGTTGTCGGCGATCACTACCGGCAATCCGTCCTGAAACAGGCCCCATTGCGGGCCGCCAGCGAAGCCCAGGATCGACAGGACGTCCGCGGCGACAAGCTGGACCGCTTCGATGATCACGTCGCTGGCGAGCGCCGGAAGCCCGGGGATGGCCATTTCAGTTTTGCCCGTCGTTGGCCTGTGCGGCGTAGCTCTGGCGCTTCACGGCCGCGGCGAAGCGGTTGGCGAAGTCGGTCGGGTCCGATCCTTGCGGGGCGGTGACGTGGATGGGGCCGTTAATGTTTACCTGCGTGGTCGAGGTCGAGGTGCTGCCGCGATCTATCCCGGCGAAGGCACCGATGCCGACCCGGGCGGCACCGTGATAGGCGCCCCAGCCGTGCGCCCGCGCGTCGTCCAGCGCGAATTGAATGGCCGCCCGCTCGTTGGCGGGGTCGCTTGGATCGCGCCCTGTGGCCTTCTTGAACTGATCCCCAACGGCATTGCCGCGGCCATCGGGAGTGACGTGAAGCTGGAAGGCACCAAATGAGGTTCCGTTGTCTCCAACCGGGTTGCTGAAACCCTCGCTTTTGGCGACCGCCAGCGCCACGTCCGGGTTAATGCCGCGCGCGGCCGCCTCCGACCTGATGAAGGCCTCTTTTTCCGTCTGCGACGTGAATGCGCCTCCAGACGGCGTGCTGAAGAGGTTGCCGCCCGGCGCACCGGTAGCGCGGCCGTTTTGACCAAGAGGCTTCCGGTCCGGCTTGTTGAGGTAGGCCCAAGCCT